GTGGGGTGTTTGGCCAGTCCTTAACTCGTTCAACACACAAATGCTGAACTTGAGGCGAGCAGGTACGGATGTATTCGGCAAGGCCGATTAATCCCTTTCCTGTGTTCGGGTAACCGCGGTATGGAGTCACATAGAGGTTTTCACCCCTATATGCCCACATGCCACACGATTCTCGGACCCAGGAACTGCCCGTGAACGTCTTACTTGTGTTAACCTCCAACCCAGCCTCACGAAGAGACTGGAGGAAAAGGTCAGCGTAAGTAGACGGAGTTAGCAAGTCATCACCGAATACTGAGATCCGACGGCTCGCGCCGTTCGGAACCCTATAGTACTCAGCGACAGCTTGGAGTAACGCATAGAAGTACAACGTCTCAACGAGAAACGTTGACGCATTCCCCATCCCTGCATACATGTGCAAGTCCTCTCCGGTCTCGCCCGAACAGACACTTTCTAACACGACCTCGTTTGCTTTTACAAGCTTACAGGGTGTCGGGTTATTGAGTTGTCTCACAGGTACTCCGGAGTGATAGACTGTCTCTGCAACCGCAAATCGCTTCTCTTTGAAAGAAAAGCGCGTGGTCCTGGCTCTTTCGAGCTGTGCCACAACGTCGATTGGAAAGACCGACACAATCTGTTCCCAACTAATGCCATCGCTGGCGTTAGAAAGGTCGATTGAGTCCATTGCCATGTGATGCGCGGGATTTGCGCTCGTTTCGAGGCATATCCGACGGTGTTCCGCCGGAATATCGATGTGCGAATCCGCTTGCGATGCTAGCTTAGCTAGTCCGTTATGGACCAGCGTCAGCGACAAAGCGCGACGGATTTTGTGTTGTAGATAGGTGTTGGAATAAGGTTCAACGGTGATTAACCGTTTCTTGTTCCAATCCTTGTCCACGGCGCACAAACGAACCTCGCCCGACGATTCGGTATCGTCGAGACCTAGGTCTTCAATCGATGGATCCCAGTCGTGCTTCAAGCACGACAGAGCTTCCCACCGGTCGATTACGGGAATACCCTCAAAGACTGCACCGTTCCCGAAGGAACCGTGCGCTCGGTCATAATGATGACCGAACCCTGAGAGAGCTGCTTTCAAGAACTTCCGCATACCCGCAACTAAGTGCTTCGGTATTACCCGTTGCACGTTTTTGTTGCGAGCGCGGAAACCCTCGATTGCATTATACTCCATGATACTTGCCAACATGCCTTGCGGCATGTTCTGCGTTGATACCACGGTTTGGAATCCCATATGGTTTGTCACCATAATAAGATCATACCATGATACCTCTGCATTCGTTGACAAGTCAAGGGGTTGACTGTATTTCCGTAACGAATTCGTAAGAATTCGCATAACCCGGGCTTGGTCGACTCCGATCAAGTTATGCTCGTGATCCTCAGCAAGCTGGATGTCAAGGCACTTACGTGCTTCATCCAGGCGTGAGAGTATCGCATACTCGCTCGTGCCAACTGTAGGTAGCTGATTTAGTATACTATCGTCCCAGTTACCTTTGAGTTCATTTACGAACTCCCGTACGTTCATTCCGTATTTGTTCATATGGTTCTTTTCCTTATGGATAGATTTTATGGGGCTTGATCAACATCTCACACACGTGAGGTAGTCGACCAAGTTACCCAAGGGAAACCGCTGTTACACGACTTCGACGACTGCGCCGAGGACTTGCCCATCTCCGTAAGGAGCGAGGCCGGCCATCGCGCGCATGATCGGCGAGTTGGAACTCGCGGTCGTAGCGCCCATAGCCACCTCTGTCCCGAACAGCTGTGTGTCCTCTTCCGTAGCGCCAACCCCGTTAAAGGTGGGCATCAAGGAAGCAACATGCAGCCGTGTCAGGGTAGACAAGGCTCTCCGTCGAATGACATCCGTGGTTGAGCTCGAATTAATCGAGCCTGTCCACGGAAGTTCATAGACGGTGTGTATCTTGATGAGTTTGGGTTCTCCGATAGGAGCACCTGTATCCTCATCAACATCACGAACGGCGGTCGCGTCTTCTAAAAGGACGCGACGGCGACCATTCTTCACTTCGGAGTCACCGCGTTTGAAAGCGGCGACCTCAGGAAGAAGGCTCGTAATCTGATCTACGGAGGCAGGGACCGTCAGAAGACGCTTCCCACCTTGTTCGGGTTCATACTTGAACTCGACGGTAGAGTAGGAGATCGTTGGATCTCCACTCATGGTATTGATAGTTAGCATTTGTATGCTACCTCCTCATT